ATATGTGTACGCTATCGCTGTGCCAACGGTGGGGGAAGGTGACACGGAACACATTGACTGCTATGTGGCATTTGACAGCGTTTCTCTGGGCGGCGGGAGCCAAGTAAATGTGAGCAGTAGCAACATGACCGTCACCAGGATGAAAAATCAGAGCAATAGTAATGCCAATGTATGGCACTGTGTGACCGCAAACGGCACTGTATCCGGATCGCTGTCTTGCTCTATTGTCTACGCATAAAATAGTAAAGGAGGCTCCCTATGACCAACAAACAGTTTGACATCCTCCGCCTTTTGCAAGTGGTAATCCCGGACATTGCGGCCTTGTACTGCATCGTAGACAAGGCGTGCGGGTGGGGTCATGTCTCCCTTGCGGAGGCGTGTGTCCCCGTGGTGCTGTCCATCCTTGGACACATCACGCAGTATTTGTCCAACAACTATTTCTCGACCAAGACCATCGTTACCAAAATCCTCCCGGACAAGGAGGATGGAGAGGAGGCCGAGTGATGCTCCGTATCGCACAGGCCGCATCCTCCGAGTATTTCTCTGCCTACGGTACGCCGCCCAATCAGAGGCGTACCCAAGGCAAGTTAGACGGAGAACTGAACATCGTTCCCTTTTACGGCGGATGGGGGTCTGTCTTCAGGCCGAAGAACGACAAGGTTGCCGAACACATCGCGTGGCTCATGGAAGGGGCCGTGATGAACGCCGAACACATCGGCTACGGTCAGGCATCGCTGGCTTCGGACGGGGGCAAGTACCCCCGCACCGGGGTGTTCGATGCGCTCTTCGACATGGCTGAACCCGACACCCGGAAGATTGCCACGCTTGCCAACTGCGACTGTAGCAGTTTGGTCGGGGCGTGTGTCTATGCCTCCGCGAAACTGGAACCGAGATTCTACCTGCCCGAACTCCGCACCATGTGGACGGGGACGGAACGGAAGATTCTCATGGGGACGGGGGCATTTGTGGAACTGAAAGACCCACTTCTCCTCGAACTGGGGACGGGACTGAAAAGAGGCGACATCCTCCTGATGGAAGGCCACACGGCGGTCGCGATTGACTCCGATGATCACCGCGACACCTTCCCGGTAATGATTACGAACTGCGCCCACTCCCGCATCCGTTCCGGGCCGGGGGTGGAGTATGAGACGCTTCAGATCGTGACGAGGGGCGACATACTGGAGGCCGAAGGCACTACCACCGACATGGACGGATTCCCGTGGTACAGGGTGCAGGTGGACACCCTCGAAATGATGGGCTACACCTCGTCCGCTTACGCCATGCCGCTCCCGCAAGGAAAATGCACCGGGGACACTTGGCTCCGTAAAGAGGCAGGCATCAAGGGCAAGGAAGTGATTGTAATTCCCAAAGGCGCAAAGCCGTACCTGACCGGAAAGCAGAAAAAGGTCGGCCTCCGGGTGTGGTATGAGGCCGTGTACGGTGGACACCGAGGATGGGCTTCCTCGCTCTACCTGAAAAAGTAAAAGTATAACAATCCTGTGGAACTCAAGCGGCGGTCTTCACCTCCTTCACCGCCACCGTGACAGCCGGGTCCTTTTTGTGCCGGTAGGTGATGATAATTTTTATCATCACAAAAAACCCGCACGGTGGAACGGAGCGAAAAAGGTGGAACGGTTTGAAACGGAAACCGTTGTGGCACAACATGATTTGATATAGCCGTTTTGGGTTCGAGTCCCGCCACCGGCATTTTTTTGCGCTCATTTCAGATTTGACGATATATCTACATTTCCGTTGTGCCACAACAGAAAACAGGGGTTTTAGCCCCTGTTATTTTTTAGCCATATCGAAAGATTTTTAGCCTGAAAACATAAAAAGGTGGCACAGAGGTGGAACGGAGGTGAAACGGAAATTCACGATTTCAGAAGCCGTTCGGAATAGTCGAGGATGCTCTGCGTGTCCTTGTCAACTTCATCCCCGATTTGAGAAATATAAATTCTCTTCATAACGCTGTCGGTTGACCACCCGCCCCTGGCCTTAATTGTTTCGGACGAAGCACCCACCGAAGACGAGGCCGCAATGGATGCCGCATAGTGCCGCAGGTCATGGAAACGGAACGGATGAACACCGGCCCTTTGAACGAGCCGGGAGAAGTGCTCGGAGATTTTGGCGGGGGTCAGAGCGACAAGCGGCCCGGCCTTCGGGAGGGCATCCATCACGGGCTGGGACATCACCACAACCCGGTAGGACGCATCGGTCTTCGGCGGCTTTATGACCCATTTGTTATCAGCCGTCCGTGCCAGCGACTTCGTTACGGAAATGGTGTTCCGATCAAAGTCGCAGTCATCGGCGGTCAGGGCGGCAATCTCTCCCCTTCGCATCATCCCGATAGCACCCAGCAGAATAGCCTTGTACAGTTCTTTGTCGATTTCGTTCGCAAGTTCTAACAATGCCAATACTTCCGCTGTTGTAGGCGTATGCAGCTGCGGTCGCCTAATCTGCGGGAGCCGGACATTCAGCCTGATTTCCGGGTAAAAGTACTTCAATGCGGCAGAGAACATCCCGTACACATTCTTCACAGTTTTCGGGGAACACTCCTTCGTCAGACTGTTCACCCACCTCTGCGCCTTCACGGTATCGACCATCTGCACAGGAATAGTGCCGAACACATCGTCTTCCACATGGGATTTGAATGCGCTCAAGTATCCCCTGTAGGTGGTCGGGGATATGACAGCCCTTCGCCCCTCGATAAAGGCCTCTACCATTTCCTTCACCCGAACACCTGACTGTACTTTGAAGGTATTCAATGCGGCCTGTCTTTCTGCCTCCGCTTTCGTGTCTGCGGTGAAGGAACGGAATACCGACCGCCCGTTCTCATCCTTCCCGATATATGCGCGGCAGTTCCACCGCCCTGATTTCAGTTTTCTCGCTTTCATGGTAAATTCCCTCACTAAAAACCGCAGAATCGATTCTGACGTGAAATACAAAGCTACAGGGGCATTCTACGGTTTCGCATCATACTTTGGAGAAGAGGCAAGGGCAGACATATACCCCATCGCCTTGGCCTGATCGGATTCATCGAGGCCGAAGTAAAGGTCGAGGACATTCTCGCTGTCGCTCTGTGTATCATTCCCCAACAGCCACAGCGCGTTCACATTCAGCGCGTCAGCCAGTTTGAAAAGCATGGGGATGCGGGGGAAGCGGTCGCCGAGAAGCCAAAAGGACACGCTCGACTGCGATGCCCCGACCCGGTCCGCAAGTTCTTCCTGGCTGATTCCGCACCGCCGCATGGCCTCCCGCAGCCGGGACGGGAACATTTTGGTATCTTCCACGGACGGCCTGACCTTCATATGACCGCCCTCCGAATCTCCACCACCTTGCCCCATATTCGGACAGGAAGGGATTCGACCGCTTCAGCCGGGAAATACATCGGTTCATACATGGGATTCACAGAAACGAGCGAGATGGCATTCGGGTACTTCTTTAACCGCTTCACGCATCCTTCGCTCGTTCCGACCGTGGCGACCACGATGTTTCCGTTATCCACTTCTTCCTGTTCCCGGACGATGATAATATCCTGGTCAAGTATCTGCGGTGTCATCGAGTCCCCCTTCACCCGGAGAGCGAAGCAAGGCCGACCTTCCGTAATGGCGGGGTCAATCATCACTTCTCCCTCAATATTGCCTTCGGTGTACATGGGTTCACCTGCCGCAACCTTCCCCAGTATCGGAACCCGGATGGTGTCATGAATTGGAACTGTCTCAATAGTTTGAGTGTGTGTCATTGGCACATCGTATCCCATTAACCAGTCCGGGCGAACCCGAAGGGCCTGCGCTATCAGATAGAGGGCATCCTGTTTCGGGCCGGTTCGTCCGTTGACATAAAAGTTAAGGGTCGCCTTTGGAATCTTCGTTGCTTCGGCGAGTTCTGCCTGCGTCATTCCTCTGACCTTTAGGGCTTCTTTGATTTTATCTCCGATAACCGCATAGGGCCTTCCACCTTTTTCAAAGGGCTTATCAACCGCGTTCGCCATCATGCCTTCCTCCTTTTTATGGCATTATAGCACGGAAAATCAAACTGTGGGAAAATTTTTTATTCAAATTTTCAAATTTCCGCTTGACACACAGAAACCGCGGTGCTATCATGAAGTCAGTTTGAAAAATCAAATTGAACTGGAGGGGAGATGGAATTCAACTACGGGCTGTTAAAACAGCGGATAAAGGACGAATACAAAACCTACGGAAATTTCGCCCGCACAATGGGAATTAGCGGTTCCAGGTTAAGCTGTATGCTTAACGGGAAGACGAAGATGACCGTTGATGTTGTGTACCTTATGGTCCGCTTGCTTGGCCTTGAGGGACACATAGAAGAATTTTTTTTCACGGAGAAGTTTGAAAAATCAAATCGAGGTGAGTGATGTTCACGGACGGATTTCTGACGGCAAAGGACGGACACACCTACACATGGGGAGTCCGGCACTACGGAAAGCCGAGGCCGGGATGCCTCTTCGGAGGCCGGGTCGAATGGGTGGCTGTCGCTGATGAGAACGGCGTGGTCGGTACTCTTCGAGAAGGAACCGAGTTCGCCAATAACCTGATAGTAGCCGACCTGCTATACGCGCTGGCAGATCGTTTTGAGGAGGAGGGAATCAAATGAGAAAGGCAATCAATTCTATGTTAGTCGGACTTCTGATGCTGGCTTGCGTGACATTCTTCTTCACGCTGTCGATGGTTGCGACCGGGACGGCGACTTCACTTTCCAATACCCTGTTATTTATCTCTGCCCCCGTAATGGTGGCATTGCTTGTTTGGATCAATCACAACTGTGACTGATACTTTCATAATGACCGGCAGCTGTCGCTCCGGCTCGGGCGGTTTTTTCGCATAGTGGTTCGCCGTCCGGGACTCCTAAGGTGTCGCGTACCCCACGCGTTAAGCACAGCAGGGGGACATGGAAATTCTCCTTCATGAGAACCTTGGCGGTGGGAAGGTTAAACCGCCATCCTCCGGGTACTGGAACGGAAATCGGCGACTGGGCAAGCCACTCCGCAGTGGGGGTTCGACTCCCCCACCCCGGACTCCGAGGCTTCACGCCAAGGAAGCACAACTGAATAGCGGGTGGCGGGGCAAGATCCACTATGCGGTAGGGACACGGCACAGCCTCGTCACCCCACCAAAGAAAGGGGAAAGGAATGGAGATCAAGTGGTTTTACTTCGCGGTCTGTAAGGGAATCATTGACGGAGAGGTCTTCCTCTGCGAGTTCCCGGAACACACATCGGCGGCTGTTGGCGACCGGGTCATGGCTGTCTATAGTGACGGAACCGCGCTCTATGGCGACATCATCTTCAAGAGCATGGAAATGCGCGACAACGCGAGTTTCATGGGGATCATCGATAACTACTTCAAGGAAGTGCCGGTGGTGCGGACTTACTGGGAGAGAGTCGATATCCCGCCGAAGGAAGAGAACAATGGATGAAGAACTGGTTTACTGCCCGTTCTGCGGAGACGAAGAGCCGAGGGTGACTATGGCGACCCAGTATGACCGCCGGGGGAACCCGATAAAGGGAACGGACACATTCGCGGTGGTGTGCAGTTATTGCGGCGCGACCGGAGCGTGGAGAGACAGCGAGGAGGCCGCCATTCAGCAATGGAACAGGAGGGTGAAACATTGGTAGAGACTACGATCATGCTTCTCAACCACCTTGGCACGGGGAAGCAGAACGCCAAGACGGAACAGGAATTGGCATCGAGCATGGGCATGACTCCCCTTGAGACCCGGAGAGCAATCCATGCGGCACGAACGAAAGACCGGGTTGTCATCTGCAACCTGCTGGACGGGACCGGCTACTTCATCCCGGAGACGGACGAAGAACGGCTGGCGCAGTACAGGCTGACCGTACACCGGGGCAAGGCCGTATTCGACCAGGTAAACGCACTCCTCGCCGATATGGGCAAGTCAGGGCAGATGCGGCTGGAAGACATCATCGCGGAAACGGAGGCGATCTGATGAAGCGGATTGTGTGGCCCAAAGAAGACTGCCCCCGGTGCGGGAGCGATGACCTTGAAATCATAGACAACGGAACAGGTGGTCGGTTTTGGTTCGTGGAATGCCAAACCTGCCACCTGCGGAACGACTACGGAAGATTCAGCCCCAGCGAGGCTTGTGCATCATGGGACATCAACGCGCGGAAATGGAGGGAAGAAAAGCGAAAATGAGGTTTGTTATCACAGGCAACCCGATCACCAAGAAAAACTCACAGCAGATCCTTGTGAACCGAAAGACCGGGAAGCCGTTTATCTCGCCGTCCTCCAAGTACAAAGCGTATGAGAAAGAGGCGGTAAAGCAGCTGCTTTTGCAGAATGTCCGGGGGTACTCGCAGTTCGACTTCCCCATTGATGCACCGGTGAATGTGGCCTGCGTGTACTACATGGAAACGAAACGGAAAGTTGACTTGGCGAACTTGGTAGAAGGCAGCCTTGACATCCTTGTCGCCGCTGGAATCCTTGCGGATGATAACTGCTCCATCGCCTCGATGTATGACGGCTCCGAAGTCCACCATGATAAGCAGAACCCGCGGGTGGAAATCGAGATCACGCCGATAGTCGGAGGTGAGGGATGGCCTTACCAGTAATCCACATCAACACCGAGGACACGAAGAGCGAGTTCGAAGCCCTCAAGCAGCTGGCGGCGGCTGTGGTCGCGAACGCGTTTGATGACTATATGCGGTTCATGACACACAGGCACTATTTGGCGCAGGTGCGGGAAATCCGGGCGGTTATGGATGAGTGGGCAATTAGCGAGGGAGAGCAGAAGGAAGCCCTGTTGTGGCGAATGCTCGACATGATGCAGGTGTCGTTCTTCCGGCGGTTAAAGACGATGCGGAACAAGATAATCCGGCACGGCCTGACGGATGAATCACTCCCGGAATTCCGAGAAATGCTCGACACCATCATCGCACAGGAGGCGAGGTTCGAAGAGACACGGGTCCAGCGGGAACTGTACAGACTTGACCGATTCTTCCAGGGAAAACTGTTTGACCTGTATACCGGGGGAATTGTCAAATTGGAAAGTGCGCTGGCCCGCTGCCACGAAGAGATTGAGAAAGAGAGGGAGAGGATAAGGTGAAGAAAGGGTTGGTCATCAACGAAAGCGTTTGGCCCATGATTGATGACTTGGAGCCTGACGAAAAAGCGGCCCTCTTCGCTGCGCTGTCGGCCTACTACAGGGGCGACCCGATCCCGGAGACAGTGCGGATCGTCAGGATGGTCTTCAACGCCATCGCCGCAGACAACGCCAGGTTCGACCCGGAACACCGCGGGAGCCTGTCAGAAACGCGGTCGGAGGCCGGTCGGAAGGGTGCCGAATCGAGATGGCAAACGATGGCAAAAATGGCAAACGATGGCAAAGATAGTAAAACATGGCAAACGATGGCAAACGATGGCAAAAATGGCAATTTGCCAGTAGATAAGAAAAGAGAAGAAGAGAAAAGAGTAGAAGAGAAGAGAGTAGAGAAGAAAGTAATACTACCCGAAGAACTTAATCAGGACTATGTCATTGAGGCCTTTAAGTCCTTCAAGGAAATGCGGGACAGGATGAAGAAGCCACTCACCCAGCGGGGAGCAGAACTGATTATCAAGGACCTCATGAAGCACTCCGATGGCGACCCGGTCCTGGCTGTGAAGATTCTTGAACAGTCGGTGAAGAACGGATGGCAAGGGGTCTTCCCGCTGAAGGAAAACAGGCCGAAGGGAAGGATTGACTGGGACGCGATATGACAAGGGACGAAACGAAACGGCTTCTGCGGATTGCGTCAGCACTCTATCCGAACTGGAAGCCGGACGAACTGGACATAGCGGTTGATGCCTGGTCAGCGGTCCTTGCAGACCAGGAGGCACAGACGATGGCGAACGCACTAAAGGAGTTTGCGAGGACGGACACCAAGGGCTTCGCCCCATCCCCCGGGCAGCTGATAGAGATAGGCCGGGGAATCGAGAAAAAGATGTACTGGGAGCGAGTGTCAAGCGCACTCACAGCGAAGACCTACGGCGCATTACCCGGAGCATCAGAAACGGAGGAATAGCGCATGGTAGGACTGAAGATCGCGATGGTCTGCATCGTGGCAATGGCAGACATGAGCGGAGGAAAGACGCAAGCGGTAGTGCCGGACCCGGCCCCGGTGGTATGGGAGCAGCCGACAACCGCCCCGGCCCCGACAGAGGCTCCGAAGGTGGAAGTACCTACACAGCCACAGGCCGAGGGCTTCCGTGTCTACGCGATCTACGGACAAACGCCACCGATAGACTGGCAGAGGCACCTTTACAACGAACTGACGGCGAGAGGATGCGGATGGTACTTCCCCTATGCGGTCTGTCAGATATGGCAGGAGTCCTGCTGGAATCAATGGTCTGACAACGGCGTGGACAGGGGCCTGACCCAGCAGAAGATCGTTTACTGGGCCGACAGGGCGGCATACTGGGGCATTCCCGGAGCGGATATTTGGGACCCCTATGCACAACTCCATGTGTACGCCTGCCAAATGAGCCAGTTTCTCAACGCTACCGGCGGCGATGTGGGGATGGCCTTGAGCCTATATTTCTACGGCACAGGGGCCTATGCGCCGGGATATGTGGGCCATGTGATGAGCCATTGGGAGGAGCTGAGATGAACGAGGTTTTTATGTGGATCACCTACATTGGATGTGTGCTTATTTTCATCGGAATCGTTGGCGGTATGATAACATTTTAATTCAGGCAGAGAGGAGCGAAGAATGAGGGTGGTTGACCTAATAGAAGAAATGCAAAGCAGGGTTCGTGAATTAACCGAAAAGTATTGTGAAAACT